GCGTGATCCTGCACCGTCTGACTTGTCAGCATCCAGTCGCTTGCTGATCTGTGACTTGAAGTCACCGATGCGAGCACCGATCTGTTGTTGCCAGTATCGCTTGTCACTCTTCTGTATTTCAGTCAGTGACTTAGTAGGCTTCTCAAGCAATGCCTGATTAGTCTTAGTGAAGCCCATAACAACCGCCGCCTTGAGCGCTGTCCATTCATCCGCATGGATGGTTGAACCGTCTGACTTAGGGCTGACGTAATCAGTCACCTTGTCAAATCCGTCTGCTATTAACAAGTCAAGCGCCGCAACGCCCGCCTTGTCTGCCTTGATGCCTAGCTCAACCGCGCTAGCTATTTTCTTTTGTGTTGCTGTGTTTAAAGTACGCATGTCATTCTCCTATGATTGACAGTTAAGGTTATGTCAACAGGTTCCCCCTGATGACAATTACACTATGCCAAACATATGATAACAAATCAATAGATAAACTGACAGGATGACAAGTTTACACAAATCCGATAGGCTTGTTAGTGTCGCACTAACAAAACAGGATAGGCCAGACCCTACCCGCCCCCCATAGGCCACTTCACAGCTTGGGACTCCCTCTCTCCTATGTATTACTAGTTTACACGAACGATTGTGTTTTTTCTGAGTTCGGTACCCCCACCCCCCTTATATATGGAACACCCCCCACTAGGAGTCCCAACCTCCTTGCACAAAAACAAATTATTGTGTATAACTCGACATGAACGGTTAATAACCTGCGGAAACAGTATGTCTTTAATGCTCGAACCAGAGATTGGTGTACCATACTCGGATGAAATTCCTTACATGGACCTGCGTGCGCGGGCTGAAGCCGCGTGTAATACTGCTTCTATGCTAGAAGAACACGGGTTAGAGATAGAACCTACGAGTGAAGACGAAGCAATTGCTGCGAAAATCACTTTGGCTTACGCTGACAACCCTGAAAAGACTTCTAAGAAGGTCTCGACTAAACGCGCATCCGCTTTACCACCCGCCGCGTTGATGATGACACACAATATTCTCACCCAATTCGGACATTCTGTCGTAGAAAGCGCAGTTCAAGTCCGTCATTTGGTTACAAACAAGTTAATTGAAGAGACTGAGAACCCAGACCCCCGCGTTCGTATCCGAGCATTGGAGCTTTTGGGTAAGATTTCGGACGTTGGGCTGTTTACAGACAAGACCGAAGTCACAATTACCCACAGAACGACCGATGAACTACGTGAAAGCCTACGCAATAAGCTGTCAAAGCTGGTAAATCCCGAAGAAGACGTGATCGAAGCAGAGTTTGTGGACCCAGATGCCATAGATATTGATGCCGAACTAGGTATCGAGGACGAATCGGATGAATGATATGTCCTTAGACTTCTCTGAAGACGATATTCAGCGGTTGCTAGACAACTTAGACAGCTTTTCTAACGATGAAATAGCTGAAATAGATAAAATGGCGGGGGAATTGAACACCCGTAAGCAGAATAAGGCCGCGTATGATGACCTTATAGCCTTTTGTAAGCTAATGATGCCCGAGTTTATTGTAGGTAAGCACCACCGCATACTAGCGGACATGCTTATGGACATTGAGAGAGGGGAAAAAGACCGTGTTTGTGTGAATATACCCCCTAGACATGGCAAATCTCAGCTTGTTTCTATCTTCTATCCGGCGTGGTATTTAGGCAGAAACCCGAACAAAAAGGTCATGATGGTCTCTCACACTACAGATTTAGCTGTGGACTTTGGGCGTAAAGTACGTAACTTAATAGCTACAGATAGCTACCGCTCGGTATTCCCTACTGTAAAACTGGCACAGGATAGNAAGTCAGCNGGTAGATGGAACACAAACGTCGGAGGAGAATACTATGCTTGTGGAATTGGCTCTGCTCTTGCTGGGCGTGGCGCAGATTTACTGCTTGTTGATGATCCACATTCTGAGCAGGACGTGATCAACGGAAACTTTGAAGTGTTCGCTAAAGCATACGAGTGGTTTACGTTCGGTGCTCGTACTCGTTTGATGCCCGGAGGTAGCGTAGCTATCATCCAAACTAGATGGCACATGGACGATTTGACTGGGCGTGTTACAAACGACATGGCAAAGAACAATCGCTCTGACCAGTACGAAGTGGTAGAGTTTCCAGCTATATTGGAAGTAAAAAATAAAAAAACTGATCGTTATGTGGAGAAACCACTGTGGCCTGAGTTTTTTGACTTAGAGGCACTGCTACGTACTAAAGCATCTATGCCCACGTTCCAATGGAACGCACAATACCAACAAAATCCTACGTCTGAAGAAGCGTCGATAGTTAAGCGAGACTGGTGGAACCTGTGGGAACAAGATAGCCCCCCTTCCTCTGAATACCTTATAATGTCTTTGGACGCCGCAGCAGAAACACACAACCGTGCTGACTATACAGCACTTACTACTTGGGGCGTTTTCTTCAACGAAGATACAAATGCGTACAATATTATATTGTTAAACAGTATAAAGAAGCGTATGGAGTTTCCTGAGTTGAAAACACTAGCAATGGAAGAGTACGCTGAATGGGAACCTGACGCGTTTATTGTGGAAAAGAAAAGTGCGGGTACCGCGTTGTATCAAGAAATGCGACGGATGGGACTGCCCGTATCAGAGTATACTCCGCATAGAGGATCGGGTGATAAGTTAGCGCGACTTAACTCTGTTGCAGATATTGTGGCATCGGGCATTTGCTGGATACCCCCTACTAGATGGGCAGAAGAAGTGGTAGAAGAGATTGCCGGATTCCCTTTTATGAGTCATGATGACTTAGTGGACTCAACGGTGATGGCGCTTATGCGATTTAGACAGGGTGGATTTATTCGACTACCTACTGACGAGCCAGAAGAGCAACAATACTTCCGCCAACGTCGTGGTGGGTTTTACTGAGAGGCTAGATTATGGCGATAGAAAAAGGGTTATATTCAGCCCCAGAGGGTTTGGATAAGGAACTAGAAGGTGGCTTAGAAGGTGTCGAAGAGATGGACACGTCTGCGCTAGAGATAGAGATTGTCGATCCTGAAATGGTTACGCTGTCTGATGGGAGTGTTGAGATTACATTAATCCCTGACATAGACGAGACTGACCTTATGGGGTTTGATGGCAACTTGGCAGAGGCGCTGGAAGACGGCGACCTGCAAGAACTATCTAGTGACTTGTTAGGGCTTGTAGAAGCCGACATCGAAAGCCGAAAAGAGTGGGCGGATACGTTTGTTAAGGGACTAGACACCCTAGGACTTAAATACGAAGAGCGTACAGACCCGTGGGATGGTGCTTGTGGAGTGTATTCTACAGTCCTAGCAGAAGCAGCTATCCGGTTCCAAGCAGAGACAATGAGTGAGACGTTTCCCGCCGCTGGACCTGTCAAGGTTAAAATTCTTGGGGACGAAACACAAGAAAAAATTGAAGCCGCTGAACGTGTAAAGGCTGACATGAACTATGAGCTTACTGAGCGCATGGTGGAGTACAGACCCGAGCACGAGCGTATGCTGTATAGCCTAGGGCTTGCAGGATCAGCGTTTAAGAAGGTTTACTTCGATCCTAACCTAGGACGCCAGATGGCGGTCTATATCCCAGCAGAAGACGTTATCGTGCCTTATGGCGCGTCTACGATTGAGCAAGCTGAACGTGTCTCGCATATCATGCGCAAGACCAAGAACGAACTAAAAAAATTACAGGCAGGGGGTTTCTACCGTGATGTAGAACTAGGAGACCCTGAGCCATTCCATACAGACATCGAAGAGAAGAAAGCCGAAGATGGTGGCTTCTCTATATCTGACGACAGTCGCTTTGCCATTTATGAAATACACGCAGATTTAATTATTGATGGTGTTGACGAAGACGAAGACGAGATAGCAAAACCTTACGTTGTTACTATTGAACGTGGTACTGGAGAAATTCTCGCTATACGGCGTAATTGGAATGAAGACGATGAGCTAATGCTCAAGCGTCAACACTTCGTACATTACGTATACGTACCGGGATTTGGCTTCTATGGCCTTGGCCTTATTCATATCATTGGTGGGTATGCTAAGGCTGGGACTTCCTTGATACGTCAGCTAGTTGATGCTGGTACTCTGTCGAACCTCCCCGGCGGATTAAAGTCCCGAGGACTACGTATCAAGGGGGATGACACTCCCATCGAACCGGGGGAATGGAAAGATGTTGACGTACCATCAGGTAGTATCCGCGACAATATTATGCCCCTTCCTTACAAGGAGCCAAGCCAAACTCTCTTAGCTTTGTTGAACCAGATTACGACTGAAGGTCGTAGATTGGGCGCTATTTCTGACATGAACATTTCTGATATGTCAGCNAATGCNCCTGTTGGAACTACACTGGCGTTATTGGAGAGAACTCTCAAGCCAATGGCGGCAGTACAAGCGCGGGTTCACTACACTATGAAGCAGGAGTTTAAACTCCTTAAAGCTATCATGGCAGAGCACGCACCCGAGGAGTANGGGTATCAGCCCCTACGAGGCGAAATAGGCGCACGGCAGCTAGACTATATGATGGTGGATGTAATCCCTGTCAGTGACCCTAACAGCTCTACAATGGCTCAACGAGTCGTACAGTACCAAGCTGTGCTACAGATGGCTCAGCAAGCGCCTCAGATATATGACCTACCACAACTACATCGCCAGATGATTGAAGTGTTAGGTGTGAAGAACGCAGACAAACTTGTTCCCACAAGAGAAGATTCCAAGCCCGCCGATCCAGTCAGCGAGAACATGGATGCTCTGGTTGGCAAGCCAATACGAGCGTTTATCTACCAAGACCATCAGGCTCACATTGCGACTCACACGTCGTTTATGCAGGACCCACAGGTTGCTCAGATGATCGGACAGAACCCACAAGCACAGCAGATTATGGCGTCGTTACAAGCGCACATTGCAGAGCACCTTGGATTCCAGTATCGCCAGCAGATCGAGGAGAAGTTGGGAGCACCGCTACCACCTCCGGGGGAACAACTGCCAGAACAGATCGAAGTAGATTTGTCACGTCTGGTAGCAGAGGCAGGGGCGCAACTTATGCAGGGGCATCAGCAAGAAGCTGCGCAGAAGCAAGCGGAACAGCAACAACAGGACCCTATCTTCCAGCAGAAACAAGCCGAGCTACAGCTCAAAGGGCAGGAAGTACAACGCAAGGCCGCAAAGGATCAACAAGAAGCGCAGATCAAACAGGCAGACTTGCAGCGTAGAGCACAGAAAGATCAAGTTGATGCAATGTTTGATGCAGAGAAGTTGAAGTTGGATAAACAGGAATTAGAACTAGACGCTAAGAAAGAAGGCGTTCGTATAGCGGCGACTCGTCGCCATGAAAACAACAAGCTCGATTTAGAGCTTGCGAGGATGATGGCTGACAAGCCTAAACGAGGTGAATAATGGCTAAAACCGTCTTTGACGTGCTAGTAAATAAGATCGACGAAGATATATCGTCTGCAACTCAATTTCTTTCTGGGGGGTCCGCTAAAGACTTCGCAGGCTATAAGGAAATTGTTGGCTTAATTCGGGGTCTCGAAGCCAGCAAGCAACACATTGAGGACCTCTCGCGTAACTATATGGAAGAAGATGATGACTAATACTCAGACTATTGAAGTACCTGATGCACTGAAAGCAAAAATGGCGGCGGAAGCAAAACTAGATATTCCCCCTGCCCCTGACAAACGTGAAGTTAGTGACGAGGAATGGGAAGCACAAATGCCCAAACCTTCTGGCTATCGTTTGTTAATAGCACTACCCGATGTCGAAGAATATTATCACGACAGTACCCTCCTTAAAACAACTGACCAGATGCACAAAGAGTACATCATGTCGATTATGGGTATTGTTATAGACATGGGCGCAGATGCCTATTCAGACAAAGATCGTTTCCCCGAAGGTCCTTGGTGTAAAGAGGGTGACTATGTGATGTTTCGTATGAACACAGGCACACGGTTTAAGGTTAACGGAAAAGAATTTAGATTGATGAACGATGATTCTGTGGAAGCTGTAATTCCCGATCCTCGTGGCATCATGGCTGTATAGGAGAAAACTCATGCCTTTTCAAAAAGTAGAATACGAGTTTCCTGATGAGGAAACAAAAGAAAAACAAGACATCGAAGTGGAGGGTTCCAGTGCTATCGAAGTGGACATTGGAGGTAAGAAAGCTAAGGCCGATGCTGAGAAATCTGAGCCTGTCGTTGAAAGTGAAGTGGATACTGATGACGACGAATATGAGGTTGAAGTGGTTGATGATACGCCGAAGGCTGATCGCAACCGTAAACCCTCTGATCCCCCAGAAGACGTTACTGATGACGAGTTGGAAGACTATTCAGAGAAAGTGCGTAAACGGATACAGCATTTTAGTAAGGGCTATCACGATGAACGCCGCGCTAAAGAAGCGGCTTTCCGTGAACGTGAAGAGTTGGAGAGGCTATCTCAACAGCTTGTGGAAGAGAATAAGAAACTCAAATCCAACGTAAACAAAAATCAGACAGCATTACTTGAGCAAGCTAAGCGTAGCGCAGTAACTGACTTAGAATCTGCTAAAAAGCAGTATAAAGATGCGTATGAAGCTGGGGACTCAGATGGTGTCCTTGCTGCACAAGAAAGCCTAACAAATGCCAAGATTAAGGCCGATAGGTTAAATAATTTCAAGTTACCAGCTTTACAAGAAGATGAAACTAATGTAAAAATGGTACCTGAAACCACCCCACCGCCAGTGGAGGTTGATAAACGAGCGCAAGCGTGGCAAGACGCGAACGACTGGTTCAACCAAGACGTAGAGATGACAAGCTACGCGCTGGGGTTGCATAATAAACTTGTCAATGAGGGTGTAAGCCCTCAGAGTGATGACTACTACGAGAGGATTGATTCTCGTATGCGACAGTTATTCCCCGAGAATTTCGAGGGGGAGGAAGTAGAAAAGCCGAGGAAACGGTCGAATGTGGTTGCACCCGCTACGCGGAGCACAGCACCTAAGAAAATTAGGTTGACGCAAACACAGTACCAGCTCTCTAAACGCTTGGGACTTACTCCCGAACAATACGCCAAACAGGTTGCACTAGATATGAGGAAACAATAATGGCTACTAACAGAATTGACCGTGAATTAGAAACGCAAGAAAAAACGATCCGTAAAAAGGCTTGGACGCGTCCCGAGGTGTTACCATCTCCAAATCCCGAGCCGGGTTATGAATTTCATTGGGTTCGTATAAGCACGCAAGGGCAAGTAGATGCCACGAATGTATCCTCGAAATTAAGAGAAGGTTGGGAGCCTTGTAAAGCACAAGATCACCCCGAGATTACGATGGTTACTGTAGAGAATGAACGCTTTGCAGAGAACGTAGTAATTGGTGGTTTGATGTTATGTAAAGCTCCATCAGAGTTAGTTGAAGAACGGTCTAGTCACTACCAACAACAGACAGACGCTCAGATGCACTCTGTAGACAACAGTCTCATGAGAGAAAATGACCCTCGTATGCCTCTGTTTAACAACAGACAAACGAAGGTTACTTTTGGAAACGGAACTTAAATTAGGAGCTTAACATGGCTTACCCAACTGTAAGTGGCCCTTCAGGGCTAGTTCCGGTTAAACTTGTAAGCGGCGTACCTTTCGTGGGCGTAACTCGTCAATATAGCATTGCGAGTGGTTATAACACGAACATCTTTAATGGTGACGCTGTACAACTTGTTACCGGAGGCACCGTAGAACGTGATACTGCTGACGCAGCAATGACGCCTATTGGTGTATTTCTTGGTTGTACTTATACTGATCCCTCACTGGGCTATCAGTTATTCAGCCAATATTACCCAGCAAACACCGCTGCATCTGACATCATGGCTTACGTCGCTGATGGCACTGATGTGTTGTTTAAAGTTGCTGTACTTTCATCCGCTGCTGGCGCTACGCCAGTAATTGGCGATCTAGCGATCACTGATTTGGGTGCAAACGTAGCAATGATCAACAACGCTGGCGATACTGCTACTGGAAATTCACGATGTGGTATTTCCGACACGACCGCTACAACGAACACTTTACCTTTGCGTATTGTGGAACTTGTAGAGGAAACCAAAAACTCATCCGGTGGGTTCACTGAAGCACTCGTTAAATGGAACGCAGGGCATCAAATGAACAACCTCACTGGCGTCTAGGAGGGATAACTAATGGCTATTTCACGCGCCCAGCTCCTTAAAGAGCTACTTCCCGGTCTAAACGCACTGTTTGGGTTGGAATATGCAAAATACGGCGAAGAGCACGCCCAAATTTTTGAAACGGAATCTTCAGATCGCTCGTTTGAAGAAGAAACTAAGCTATCCGGTTTCTCAGCAGCACCTGTCAAGGACGAAGGCTCAGCCATCGAATATGATAATGCTCAGGAAGCATGGAGTGCACGCTACGTTCACGAGACAATTGCGATGGGGTTCAGTATTACTGAAGAAGCCATCGAAGATAACTTGTATGACTCACTGTCTGCTCGTTATACGAAAGCATTAGCTCGTGCTATGGCGTACACTAAGCAAGTTAAAGCTGCGTCTATTTTGAACAATGGATTTGCTGCTGGCACCACTTACGGTGACGGACAGCCATTGCTCTCAACAGCGCATCCGCTTGTTTCTGGTGGCACCAACGCGAACCGCCCAACTGTTGCGGCTGACCTTAACGAGACTTCTCTTGAAGCCGCCGTTATTGGTATTAGCCAGTGGACAGATGAGCGAGGATTGTTGATCGCTGCTCAGCCACGGAAGCTCATCATTCCACCAGCATTGCAATTCGTTGCAACTCGTCTGTTGGACACTGATGGTCGTGTAGGTACTGCGGATAACGATATTAACGCTCTTCGCAATAACGGTTCTATCCCTGAAGGATATGCTGTTAACCACTACCTCACAGACACCAATGCTTGGTTCTTGATGACTGATGTGCCTAACGGCCTGAAGCACTTTGTTCGTACCCCAATGTCTACATCTATGGATGCTGACTTTGACACGGGCAATTCGCGCTACAAGGCTCGTGAGCGTTATTCCTTCGGGGTTTCTGACCCACTAGGAATTTACGGATCACCCGGTGCGTAATTAGTGTGGGGGGCAACTATTGCCCCCCATTACTTTTTGTGATATAAGATACCAATCCCTGACAGTTACATTCCCGTAACTGACTAACCCAAGACAGGAGATTAACATGGGTACTACTACATTTTCTGGTCCTATTCGGGCTGGCACTATTCGTAACACTAATGGCACAACAGTAGGTACTGACGTAGCAAACGTCGGTTATGTTGTAATGTGTCAATCCTATACAGCCGATCTATCTGGCGGTGCACTTGCTGCGGTCGTCACTGATATGGTCATTCCCGCTAATTC